TACGCCACTGTTCTTTACTATACTGACGCTTATCTATTTTAGCCAACGGTTACACTCCCGCTGCTGCTGCTTGTCCTGCTATGCCATACATTTGACGCACAAAATCTAATTCTTTGGCTTTTTCTTCTGTATGCAATTCACTTGATTTTCTTGCACGATTGATTTGTTTTAAAGTTAATCTTGTTTTACGTGTGTCATCAAGATCAACTATAGAATCGTCATACTGAGGTTCATACCTATTGTCTTCTTTAGGTTCAAGTGTTTCTTTGTCGTAATAAAAAAGTTCTCTCAGTATCATGCTATTATTTATACCTCTGTAGGTTCTCCGCCTGGCGGTGCTTCTGCAGCCGCTGCATCACCTGCTGCTGATTCAGGTGGTGTGCCTTCTCCACCTTCTTCTCCACCTTCTACTGATGCTTGATCTTCTGCACCACTAATATCTGCACTTATGCCTGCACTTGAAATTCCTACGCCGCGCATTTCGCCTGCAGCATCACCCGGTGGAGGTGTTAGAGTTTCATCATTTTCTTCTCTCCACATGCGTTCATTCTCTGCAAGATCTTCTGCACTAAATCCTAAGAAACGTTTTAGAGCAAAGCGATTTGAAATAAATGGAATTGCTTGTACTTGTGCAAATGAACTTATACGTTGGTTGTCAAGTTCAGTTTGTCTGTATGCTGCAAAGTTTTGTGGTGGCATAAATTTAAGATCAAACATTGCTGTGTCAATGTTTACGCCTTTTTCTAATAAGAAACGTTTGAACTCTTGATCAAATTCTTCTACAAGTAAATTTTGCAGTCTTTCACAGTATGTGTTAAATCTTAATTCTTGTATAAATGCTGTGCCAACTCTGCCGTCGTTATAACTTGCTTGGCTATCGTCTGCGCCAGTAGGTAAGTATGAACTTGGTATACGGAGACCACGAACGAGTTTATTAGTAAAGTATCTAAGGTCATCAATTTCTCCTAGGTTGGTACCACCTGGCAGTGTTTCAACCTTTGAACCTCTACCTTCTGCGGTTTGTGGAAAGAAATAATCTTCGTTTGTGCTTAGTGGATTGTATGCTGAATCAATAACATTAGTACCTCCACCTGTTTTTGAAGGAATACGTCTTTGATGTATTTCTGTTTTTACACGCTCAACAAACTGCATTGCAAGGTGACTTGGCATGTTACCTACATCAACATAAAATACTCTACGTTCTGGAGCTCGCTGTACACGATAGATTATAATTGCGTCTTCTAATAGTTCTTTTTGCTTGTATACTTTGAAAATTTGTTCTAGCAGACTGTTACCAAAAGGATAGTTATTGTCTAGTCCTTCAGATAGGCTAAGGTGGAACATGTGTTCTGAATTAACTGCTACTTCGCCGTCCTCAATTGTAAATCTCGAACCTGCTTGGTTAGGGTAGTTACCTACCATACCACGCACACCACCTTCATAGTAACCACTACCACCACCTGTGATATTGCCGTTGGTCTGATGAGGTTTTGTTGCTACTAAATCTCTAAAATTAAATTGTACATCTTTTACAATATACTGTTCAGGTATTTTGCCTTCGCTTTCGTTTACAATTATTCTATTAACTTTTGCAGGATCAACGTGGTATAATTTTTTAGTTTCAGGATCTCTTAGGAAAAAACCATCTCCGTATTTGAATACATTACGGAAAATACGGAACATTCTGTTTTCAAAGTTGTTGATTTTATACCATTGCTTTAGATACTGTCCTAGTATCTGTACTTCTGAATTTGTTGCATCTTTGTAGAATTTAAGATCAAAATGTGTGTCGTTCTTTTTGTTTTTCTGTGTACAAAATTCTGCAAGGATATCAAGTGCCGCATTTACTTCTGAATCAAGATCCATAGTATTGTATTGACCATAACGTTCAACACGGTTGGGCGTTCCTACATATACATCTGGAAGATAACTTGAATAGTTTGATCTTGCAGGTCCTGGTCTACTTGATGCACTACCACCACTGATCGGTGAATAACTGCCCGATGTGTTATCGCCTGTTGGTACTGGTGTGAAATATTTTTTCCAACTCATTATACACTAAATCCTGTCATAACATTGCCAGACATACCCTTTATACCTTTGAGTTGACGTCTTGCTGTATCATTTACTTGCATATTTATATTAACTAATTGTAGCATAGTTTGGTTCAGGTTGTCAAGTTTTTCTGCAAGAGTGCCGCCACTATTGGATCCTACGCTCTGCATACCGCTTGCTGCACCGTTTTCTAGGGCACTAAATGCCTGTGCTTCAGCATTATTCAGCACTCTTTCACCTTTGTGTATCAAACTAAGCATGTCATTTGGTACTATACCATTACCACCAAGTGTTGCTCTGGTTCCTGCTGCATTACTTGCAACACTGTTGGCAATTAGTTTATCAACAAGCATAGTTTCGATACTCGCTCCACTTGCGTTCGGATCAATACTACCGCCGTCTGGCTGACGTTCAAAATTATCTTCAGCTAAATCAACTACATCATCTTGGAAACGTCTTTCTACAGTAGCAATGCCTTGACTAATAAATGCCTGAAGTGCCTGTTCCATATCAGCTGGCATACTTTGCAGCATATCATTTAGATATTGTGTAGGATCGTCTTGTTCGTTAAGGGCAGCGTTAAATTTATTTGCAAAGTCTGGATCAACAGATGTAATTGCAGCAGCTAATGACTTAAATCTACCAATTTGTTCTTTCATAGCGGCATCGCCTGTTTCAAAAATAGTATTAAGTCTACTATCTAAATCAGTAAGGCCCGCACTTTGCTCAGTTGTTAGTTCAGGTCTATCGCCTAAACCTAATGCATCATTAATTAAATTACCAGCGCCTTCTAACATGCTGTCAAGTCTTGCGTCTATAGCAGATCTATCTATTTCTCCAATAGCGTCTGCTAAAGGTCGTAGGCCAGCACCATCATTTAATGCTGCTATAAAGTTAGTTAGCGCACCGTTTTCGCCTAATATTCTCTCGTTCATTACTGCACCAAAATCTCTTAGTGCTTGTTCTGTGTTTACCACAGTTCTAGTTACGTCGGCGCCCGGAGTGTCTCCTCCTCTTTGTTCGGCGCCTGCTTCTTCTCGAAGTTGTCTAACGGCGTTGGCTAAGTTACCAGTTTCTCCTGCAACCGCTCTAACATTATCTGAATAAGTACCTGCGCTTGTAACAAGTCCGGCGGCTGCATCAGCAAACTGATTACCCATTCCGCCTAGTGTAGCCATATTTAAGAAATCAGGATCTTGTATACGAGATGCCACAGCAGTATTAAAACTATCAATACTATTAGTCATGCCTTCAATGCCGCCAGGCCCTTGAGCATATGCAACCATATTGGTCAAATCATTAAATGCAGGACCTAGTGCAATTGCTGCTGCTCTACCTTCTTCAGAAACTACAGCACCTTTCGTAAATAGATCTTCAACCGCTGCCAGTGCACCTGGACCAGCCTTTTCTGCTTCAGCAAGAGCTCTACGCATTTTGTCAGCAGCTTCTTTGTTACCGCTGGCTTCAAGCATACGTATCTTTGCTTCAACTTGGCCTTTTCGCATTCTGTCATTGATTTCTTTTTCTAACTCTTGCCTATTTTTACCTGTTAGCTTGGCAATTTTGTCCATTTCGGTACTCATTCTTACCATAGCTTCTGCGGCTACACCATTACGCATTTCTTCTTCAGTAAATCGACGTCTGTTAAGTGTCATGTATGTTGCCATGTTTTCGTTGATTTCTTCAAATGTATAACCCATCATTAGCAACGGATCACTTAATCCTTCATCAAACATATTTTGACTTGCTTCTGTAAACAGTCTTGCACCTCTGCTGACAGTACCGCCAAATGCTGCAAATCCTGCACTGTTTTCTGCAATTATAGAAGCAAAGCTATCAACATCTATTCTTGCCTGAGCTGCAGAATTTTTTAATTCAAATATATCACCACCAAACCCTGCTCCTGATCCGCTAAGTTGTCTAAAAGTATCAACTAATCCTTCTGCGCCTTTTATAACAGTGTCAGGCAACTTGCCCATTGCTGCACCAACACTTCCAAAATTATCTTTAAGAGCTGTTGTAGCAGTACTGATTCTTGCTGTGCCATTGAATGTGGCCATGCCAAAATCAATTAGAGAACTACCAACGCCACTTGCAGCTGTTTGGGCAGCACCTAAGGCAACGCCAAAAGCACCGGTTGCTCCAGCGGCATCTGTCATACTTGCGCCCAGGTCACTACTCCGGCCTACAGCCGCTCCCAATTTGTCAGCAATACTTCGTTGTGTAGCTTCCGTGGCTATGTTATCGATTTCAACTTGATCGCCATTTATTCTAATTGTAGCCATATTTTGTTAGATCCCAGATTTTTGACATATAAATATACTAAAGTATTTATCGGAGTTAAAATATGGACAATACAAATCCTTTGGCAAAATATTATAGACAGCCAAAGATCTATTTAAGTTTACCAAGTAAAGGTAAATGGTACCCTGAAGGCACACTAACAGGTGACCCAACAAATTTACCAGTATATGGTATGACAGCCATGGATGAAATAATGTTTAAAACTCCTGATGCACTTTTTAGTGGTGAAAGTATTGTAAGTGTAATTAAAAGTTGTATACCAGACATTAAAGACCCTTGGTCTATGCCCCAGTTAGATATA